GGTAACGAGTAGCACGCCACTGTTACCGTTTTGCGGTCGCTTTCTAATTCGGGATTAACGGCCACTAATGTACCATTAAATAATTCCACGCCGTTGACTTGTATCGATACCGGCTTATAGGTAAACGGCCTAAACGTGTCACGGAAAACACGAGAATCTGAATTGCTAGGCGTTGAAAATTCGACCGTGTCTATACTGTCAATCGATAAACTTATTTTGATTTTTTCCCAAAACCGAAAGCGCACGCCGTCAACCAGTAGCGCAACCTCACTAATGTTATCGGCTTCTGCTTGCTTCTGTTGGTTGTTTTTAACCGCGCTAGGTAAGTCGGGTATTATCAAATTCAGGCCAGCGCTTAGTGGTTCGTTAACTCCAGGGTTAGCACTGGCTATCGTTAACGATTCGTTTTCCGTCCCGTATTCCTGGCGTGATATTTTGTCGAACGTATCACCGGCTTTAGTCACGTAGTTTTTAGACATAATCAAAAACCCCCCTGCCGCGTGGAAGCTCTATAATCTCGTCGCCGGTTAAGTCGTTTGATTGAATAAAAAAATCTATCTCGTCGTCGATTACAACATCGGCCGGATAAAATTCCGCTATAAAATCTATAACGGTTCTCGGTCGATCGAGAAATATACGCCGCTCTTGTTTTAACGTAAAAGATAAGGCGACTAAAAAGCCGATAGTCACTGCGAACGCATCATTTAATTTTTGATAGGATTCGCCGGTATCAATTAACGATAAGGACAGGTAGTTTTCATCTCGCCAGTTTGTAACCTCCTCCATCTGCTCGGCTAGTAAATCAGCCGCGCCCAGTGCGTCCAACTTTGTCGAAAATTGATTGTTCAACACGGACAAAACCATACCGGTTACATAGGTTAAGGCGTATAAATCTTGGGTTTGAAAATCGTTAGCGGCCTGTGAATTATTGGAAGGTGTCGCAACCGCATTAGTTGACCCGGTAATTGATCGCGCTAAGTTTTTGTAAGCGTCAAGCCTGGCGGTAATGGCCGAGCTTGCACGCGCTGGCGCTTGTATCAATATGGACGTTTGAAAAGCCAGCGTCAACGGGTCTGATATTAATATATCGATACCGTTGTTTATAGAATCGTTGGCAGCATTGAATTGTTTTAGCACGTCATCTTCGGCGCTGGCGATTGATTCAAGGCCGCTTGATACGCTACTCAATAACGATTGGTAGCCGCTTTTGAATGTGGACTTTTCTACTTCGCTATCTATGTCTAGCGTTTGCTCTAATGTTTGTGCGGTCGCCGTATTCGTTTCTGATACCGATTGAGTAATTGAGCTTGCGGCGTCGTCTTGCTCCAACGGAAAAACAATGCCGATGGTTTGCCAAAACGTGACATCGATAATAGTTTGATTGGCAGCGCTCTGTAAATCGTTTCTAAAGCTGATTGATCCAAATGGCACTACGTCAACTTGCCCGTAAATCGGATGTTCTAATACACCTACACCTGACTCATTTAATAACAATTCAAAGGCGTTCGCTTGCGTGTCGTGATCGTCACCCCAAAAAATTACGCGCAATGGGTAGCGCCTGCCTGTGTTGCCTAAGTCTTGTATGTAAGTTCCTTGCGCGTCTGGAAAATTAAAGGCGGCTGTTTTTTTGTCGAAACTTTTAGATAGGTTTTCATAGGTGAATTCTAATCGCGTGCCGCCTGGCGACGTGTACGAAGCAATTAGAATCCTATCTTGCCACGGCATTACATTGCGCCCGTTTGTTGTAATTGCAATCCGTTGCCAAGCTTGCCACCGGTTAATTTTGCGCGCCCTGTTTGGTCTAGTATTGTAACCTCTGCACTGTTTATCGTTCTAGTTTCTTCAATGCTACGCGCTACCCGCTCGGGTGGCGATACAACTTGCGGCGAACCGTTTGCTTTTCCTGCTGGTCGTTTAGCCGCGCTATTTTCAAAGGGGTCATCATTAAATAAATTAAACAACCCCTCCCCAATAAACGAGCCGATATTTTGAAACAATTCTAATTTACTTAATAGCGTAGCAATCAATGCGATTGCCGCCGTTGCACCAATAATCATAAGCGCGAACGGGTTAGCTTTCATAACAAGATTGAACGCCGCCATTGCAATCGACGCCACATTAACCGCCGCCGATAGGGCGAGAATACCAGCAACAAATAACAATATTTTCTCGCCGTGTTTGACTAAAAATTCAAACGCTTTTGCTACGCCGGTTACAATTTCAGCCATGCGCGTTAGTAGCGAGTTTTCAGCGTTTAATTTTTTGATTGCTTCAAAGATTTCAAGCGCGGATGTTTTAACACTAAGTAAAAACGTGACTATGTTAGAGGTGATTAATTCCTTGTTGCTAACAATCCAGGCACGCCATGCCTTAACCGTTTCAGTTATTTTTGGCAGCATAGGCAATAGAACGTTATTGAGTAAACCGGTTAACGCGAGTTTCAAACTGTTTGTGGCATCGTTGTATTTTTCAGCCGCCGCCGCTTGCTCTCTTGTCACCACGCCATTTTCACGCATTTCTCTACGAAGCTTTGCGATTTCCTTGGCGCTTTGTTTTGTTATGTTCAAAAACTTGGCACCTTTGCGACCAAAGCCCGCTGTAGCTAGCGCGGTTTTATCTAGCTGGTTTTCTGTGCCGCGTAGTGCTTCCAAATATAAATCGTATGACTCGGCCACGCTTTCGGTTGACGTGATTTGCTTTAGTAATTCAGGGTTAGTTTTTTTAAGTATTGTAATCATGGTGCCCGTACCCGCTCGCGCTTCACCTACGGCCTTCGTAAATGTCTGTATAGATTTGTCAAATTCTTCTGTCGTTAAGCCCGATTGCTCAGCAACAAAACGCCACTCCTGAAATTCTTCAATTGGGAATTTTAAACGCGCTGTAATTTTGGCCAGGTTATCCGCTGAGTTTGCCACCTTGTTTAACGCGAGAGCGAAAGCTGCAACGCCAGCGGCAACGGCAAGCCCTCCAAATTTTAACGCCATCGATGCGCCACGCTTCAACCCTTTAACGACTTTACCAAGTGCGCGATTGGCTTTGTTCAACCCCCTTGTCATCGATCTTGTAAATTTACCAACACGGTTTTGCATACGGCTAACCGGCGCGGTTACCTTATCCACCATTTTAAAAACCGTCTCAACTGTGAATCGTTTAGCCATAACAATATTTTATTATTTTGGTTTGGTGTGGGTTTTTAATTCCGCTCTTAATCCGTTATAAAAAAACCGGATTTCGTGCGCTTTTAACGTTCGTGGATCAGGCAAGCTCGCATAGTCTCTTGTAATCTGTAAAAGCATTTCAGAGTACACGCTAAAAAATTGGTGCGTTCCGTTTGGTAGTTTTTCATCTGCGCCACGCCGTACCAATTCGGCGTTGACTAATCCATTAAAAGCGCAAACAGTGCCGTACATACTTTGTAATCTGAGCCGACCAAACCGGCAAATGTTCGCGGGTGAACCTTACACATATCGCCTAGGATTGCATGAGTTGCGGCCACTCGCTGTTTGCTGCTCTTGCCGTCGATCGCCATAATAGACGCGCCAGAATGTTCGTGGAACGTTATTGGCTCTTTGTAAGGTGATCGTATATGGCTTGGCGTGTAGACCGCTTCCCCGTCATCATTGATGACAAGCGAGCCGCGACAAATGGCTTTTACAATCCGGTTTTTTTGTTTAGCCAATGCGGCCTTATCTTCATCGTCCATTAAGCTTTCATCAAGGTCTAAATCCATAGCATCCGCAAAACGTTCAAACTCTTGTCGAGCCACTTCGTCCGATATACGATTAGTTTCAAGCTTTGCAATTTTACCGGCCATAATTTAACCCTATTTATGTAATTAAAATGTTCGTTATCGCTTACAATTTTTTACTGCTTTGTAAGAATACCGCCGCCTGATAGGTCTACGGTAATAGATGCGCTCTGACTACTTCCCGCCATTTCGCCCGTCACCTGCCCCGCGCCTTGATAGGTATCGCCGGACGCGTAGGTAATAGCAACCGGGAAATAATCATTTCTATCTGCCAATGCCTGCAAAAATTCGTGGTCACCACGCGAGTCATCCGATTCAAGCTGCACGCCTGATAGCGACCAAAGGGTTCGTGTTTTAATTAGTCGCGACGTGCCATCACCATTGGCCATGTTTTCATTTTCAAAGCCGCCTAGCTTTCGGGTAACGTCGGCGTCAAATGCCACCGGAAATATTCGACCGTCTAACGTAACTGATTCAATTGAGCCGCCTACCGCCGCCATAATCTTTCCCCTTGAATTAAAATTGAATTAAATTAATTATGCCGCTAAGGCTTGCGAACCAAACAAATATCCGAACTCTAAATCAATAGAGATTATATTTGTATTACCGCTTAGTTGTACCGTTGTAACAAGGTTTAAGCGCTTCGGGTTCGTCGGGTCAATTTCGGCCACTGTGTTTTTCTTGGCCGTATCTGGATCGCTAATAATTGCGTTCAACCCCAGGCTGTCAAGCATAAACGCAACGGACGCCACCGCCGCTTTCGGTTTCTTTGCCGCGCGGTTAACCGTTGGTTGGTCATCCGGTATAAGCGGCGCGCCGTCCCATTCCTGGTTTGCAAAAATCAAATCTAAATTAAAAATAATGGTTTGCAGTTTGATAATATCGACCACGTAACGATAGGCCGGTATCGGGTCACCATCAGGATGGAAAAAAGTAACCACGTCAGATACATTAATAACCCCGTCTTTTACTTCTGTGGTAGAGCTGCCAGCTTTTACCGCTTGATCTCGCTCGGCGTAGTTCCATTGCTGTGAATCATTTCCAGGGACTAAGCCGCTTGCATCTTGAGAGCCGTAATCATGCGCGGGGTCATTGTTGGCAACCTTGGCAATCCTGGCTAACTGTCTAGCGGCGACAACAAAAGGCAAATCGTTTGAACCTGGCGCGACTAATTGCGAGTTTATCCGGTCTGTTTTTCTTGCATCAGGAACCACTATTGCGTTTGCTACGGTTATTGCTGTGTTGCCGGTAAAAGCAACCATAGGCTTACGCGTTAATGCGCCCCATCGCCCCTCACCAAACGTGTTCAATTTTGTCAACGTGGCCGCGTCGTCTATGTCTAAACAATTTAGAAATAACGACTCCCAAACGTTACCGACTAATAAAAGGGCCGGGTCAATATCTGGATTTACTAACCCTCCAATGGGTTGCGTGACCGCAAAAGAATTAGCCACTGAGGTATCGCCAATCACTTCGATAAAAATATTGTTTGCACTCGTGCCTTTCCACTTGCTTGTAAAATCAACCTGAGTTGTACCATCGACCGCAATGATAGGCATATCCAAAACGGCGTTGATTGCTGCCGTCATTGCCGTGACAACTGCCGCGACCGTATCGCCAACTGAAATAACAAACGATTTTGAATCTATGTTATTAACGCGCACGATATAACTGGCCGCGACTACCCCGGCTACGGTTGGCGTTATGTCACCGGTAGATACAACGCCCGCGCCGTCGTCAACTAATGGGTAAACGGTCACAGGGATAGTGCCGATACCGTCGCCATTAAGCGGAAAAAGTTGGCGAGCGGCTAAATGGATAGGTGAACCAAAGCCATAGGTTGCGGCGGCATCGGCGGCGCTTGCAATTTGTTTTTTCGTTGACGGGTAAACGCTTGCACTAGCACCTTGACCAATTAAGGCTATGCGTTGTGGCAAAAAAGTAATTGTGCCACCACGTAAATTTTTGAATACTGTTTGAATGCCAAGCACTCGCGCAATTGCGCTAGCGTCAACCGCTGCCGATATAGCCATGTTTAAAACTCCTATATTTTACGGTAAAGGAAATTGATAATCCGCCTCTAAAACTATTTGACCGTCCTCTGTTCGAATAACGTCAATCGCTATATAATCCAAAGTATCAAACGTTACTTGTGGCGCGAACTCGTTGAACGAAACGTTAAGCGCCAATCTTGACCCGACTATTTGCTGTACTGATGAAACGCTTTGAGGCTGGAATACGGCGATTGATTGCGGCCATCTATCCCAAACCAAACCACGCAATTGTAAATATGTATTTTCTGCCGACATCAAAATATTTCGAACCAAACGTAACGCTTTTTGCGACTGTAAAGCGGCGTCGTTATCACCGGCAACGTGACCGCCTAACGGTACGTCCGAGCTTTCGCCGTATCCATAACAATCAATGTTAAAAACCGCCTCCGCTTTTTGTCGTTCCATCGCGTTACTAGCCGACCTATCATAATTTGCCGTGTCCATCCACACATTTACAATCGGGCTTTTATCTACTTGGTTGTTTAACCATTGCTCCCAAGGGTTGGCGCGCTCTGTATATACGTTTAGACTCCAGTCGTTTTCATTTTTTAATGCCGCGACCGCTAACGCTTTTTGATTTGTTATTTCAGTTACCAATATCGCTGCGATTTGATCGCGTACAATTTCAATATTGTCTTGCTTGTCTATTAACGTTAGCGCCATTTAAAATTATCAAACCCTGTAAATCGACAACAAACAAACGATCATACCTAGCGTTCTATCTGGCTGCGATTCGATCACTTTGAATTTATGCGCGCTTCCGTTGATATCGTCAAAATCAACTATCCACGGTTTTTTACTTGTATCGGCAACGCTTACCGGTAGCGAATAAAATCCAGACGACTTAAGTAACGCCATGTTAAATGCTACGCTTGCCGAACGCCCAGTAATAAATAGCCCCGTATCGGGATCAATCACTTGAGCGATATCGTTAGAAAATCCGGTTACAATTTTTGATACGCCTAGCGGATCAGTTAGCCGAATGTTCCATGAAAAGCCAAACGAATCTGACAATATTGCTGATAAGTCTTGTTCTGCTATTTGACGCAACCCCATTACAATTAACCTTTACGCTTTCACTAGATAACCGCGCTCAAGCAAGCTGTCGATTCTTGCTTGACCGCCGCCGAAAAATTCAGGTAATGCCAGCTCGCCACCGGCAATAACCCCGCGTTTACACGTCAACGCCTTCCCTGGTGCGACAACATAGCCGCCGTTTAATGTTGACGTAGGCGCGGTCGTTATAACCGGATTGCTTAACGTTGGCGGCGTCGCGGGAACCTCCCCCGCTTCGTCTTCGCCGCTTTCCTGGCTCTCTTTAATCGCGCGCAAATTAACTAACGTTTCGGCGAGTTCCGTGTTAGTTAACCCTTCGGTTTTAATTTCGCTAACGTTTAACTTTTTTGTTAGCTTTTCGATTCGCTCAATTAACACGGAATTTGACGGCATAGCTCAGACCTCAATTAATCAATCTATAAAATAAATGCAGTAACGTCTTAACGTTTTACAATCCAGTGTCTAAACAGCCAAAGGTATCAATGGCAGTTGGCAACATCAGCGGACGCGAACCAACACCGCCGAATAATGTTTCACCGTCGTTAGACATCCATATATTTGTGAATAGATCAATACCGCCATCACCTAATGACATACGACTCGGCAGCTCAGGAAATAAACGCGCGCCGCCCAAAACGTTTCCGATGTTTGGTATGGCGCCAAACGTTGCATCTAAACGGCTACCGCTTGCCATGACCACTACTTTACCTTTATCAAGATATTGAATTTTAACGCCGGTCTGTGGGTCTTTATAGCGCCCGCCATACGTCCAAATGTCATAACGATAATTACCTATCTCAACG